CACAGGTGAGGACTATGTTCGGCAATGCCAAACTCCATCCCCTTAGCCAGATCAAGGACCCGGCACGGGAAGTGAAGTCGCTTTCGGACGTCTCATTCATACCAGTGAGTGGGTCGTTCTGCGCGTCACTTCAAGTACCGAAGTTCAAGAACTGGGCTGTGCTTAAGCAAGGTGTGGTACAGACGATTGTATGCAGAGACAAAGTCAGCATGAGTGTTGGTCGCGTCTTGGGCCCTTGTGGATCCAAAAAGAAAGAATGGATCTTCGGGGTACTAGTACAATCACACACCCAACCAGGGGACTCGGGCGCACCTGTGCTTAACCCGCAAGGCCGCGTTTCGGCTGTTCACGTGGGGCACGACGGCGCTAACAACGTCGTTGTAGCCCTTGAACCGGTTATCCGAGTCCTCTTCCAGCGCTACCATCCCGTTGAATCACATGAAACGGCGCGCTTGGACCACCAGGCTGTCTACAACTGGGTAGATGGCGGGACGTTCTTTACGACCAAAGGTAAAGGGCGTCGAGTTCAAGAATGGAATGATAGTTTCCTAGCCGTAGATGACCGTGGTAATTGGTCTTGAACCGATCCCGAGTCGTTCAAGATTTTCAATGAACAGGCCGGTTGGGGCGACGAAATGTACGATGAAACCGTCTCAGATGACCTCTGGGATAGTGCGTACACTGAGAATGCCCTGACTACCGGAAACGTAGCACCCGTGGTAAACCGGGATTTCCGGCCGGCCCCTGTGGCGCAGGGGCAGCAACGGAAACCGGCGAAATCACCTGGATCGAAGCCGAAAGCCGGAGTGGGCTCATCCTTTGCGGAACTTTACCAGACGTCGCGTCCGGTGGAGGTCAAAGCAAACGCCGAGCCAAACCCTCCGAAGAAGTCATTCAAGCCTTCCCCGACATTGGAGGATATCGGTACCCTCCTAAGGGAAATACAGAGTCACTTCGATCGGCTCTCGCACTCGCAGCAGGGGGAGAAACCGCCGAGCGCCCCCCCGGCCAACCTTACCAACTCGACGAAAAGGAAGCAATCCCGAGCTACGCGACAGAAAAGTTCTTTGTCACGCTAGAGCGGGAAGACGCTGTCGAGTTGGTTACTCGTGCTCTCATGCAGGTGCAGAGGCAATCCAGCCCAGGATTCCCACTGAACCGTGTGTACCACGACAATCAGAAGGCCATAGAAGGATGCAAACTGGACATCATCAACCTCGCGGTTGACCGTCTCGTTAAAATGGCTACAGGCAAATGCCCAACAGACCCTAGATCCATAGTTGAACAGGGTTGGCGCGACCCCGTTTCTCCGTTTATCAAAGACGAGCCCCACCCCCAACGTAAGTGGAGCTTAGGTAAATGGAGGATTGTCACATGCGTTAGTTTGGTCGACCAGATCGTAGAACGGTGTATCTACGGTCGGGTCGTGTTTGCCGTAAAGTCAGTGTATCCTTCTAGCCCGGCGGTTATTGGCATCGGGTTCACGGATGCAATGGCAGAAGAGTTTGCCCAGGAAGTCAAACGCACTTTCACATCCCCATCTTCTAACGATGTTTCTGGATGGGACACCAAACTCGGCGGGTCGTATATAGAGGCTGCTGGTGAATATGTCATCAGAGCGGCTAGATCGCCCCCCCCTGCCTATGCGTCTGCTGTTCGCAATCACATAGTCTGTAATGTGAACCCGCTTTTCATTATCAAGACGCGCCTGGGTTCCGAGTTATACACTCGCAACGCACCAGGTGGTATGTTGTCTGGCTCTTACGTCACCACTCTATACAACACTTTGTGTAGAATTGATGTGGCACTATTGGCTGGAGCAACGATGGTGAAAGCGGCCGGTGATGACACAGTCGAAGAACATGCCGATCCCACAGCGGTGGTCGACAACTATAAGTCCTTAGGGTTTAACGTACGGTTTGAACCCCACAATGAGGATTTCTTCGAGTTTTGTTCTCATCGGTTTTCGTTGAAGGGAAAACCTGTATACTTTTCAGGTTGGAGGAAATCCTGTCTAAGGTTCTTCCTCAACGGAAAGTTTGACGCTGAGCGGCTCATGGCTATATTCCATGAGCTGCGGAACAACCCAGAACAACTGGCAGTTGTTAAGCGTCTATTGCGAAACACTGAACCCAGTGCGTTAACTAGTCTCATAGGGTGGGATGAGACAAAATCTACAACAGAATGACCAAACAAAAGAAGAAATCACGACGCTCAAATAAGAGAAAG